AGAATACAAAATATCTAAGGGTGGAGATAACTGGACTAGCAAAGGTTATCTAGTTCCTAAACAAGATTTACTAGCATTAATATGAAGAAGTTGTTGAAGAACAAACTCATCTTACCAGACATAGATGAAAATGACTTTCCATATAAATTTTATAAGTGTTGGTGGAGTGACATAATTAGTGACAGCAGTTGGTCACCATTACAACAAATAAAAAAATCAAAGACTGCAATTTGTATAACTATGGGTTGGTTAATCCATACGTCAAAAGACAAATTTGTTTTTGTAGGTGACATCAACTTTAATGATGATGGCACAGTCAATGAGGGTGGGAACTCAACAGTAATCCCAAAATCTAACATACTCAAATTAAAGGAGATAAAGTTATGACGCAACTAACCGATGAACACTTTCAACTTCATTCGGCTAATAAAGCAAAAATGAAGAACATGAACGACTTCTACAATAATACAAACAAAGTGATGATAGTAGATGGCGACCTAGTTATATATAAGATTACTTCTGGTTTAGAAGAAGCTGTAAACTGGGGCGATGACATTTGGACATTACACGCTGACTTAGCTGTAGGTAAACAAGTGTTTAAACAAAATATGGAATGGTATAAAAATTATACTAAGTCCAAAGAAATTGTAATCGCATTTTCTGATAAATTAAATTACAGAAAAGTATTAGACGAAACATATAAATCTTATCGTAAGAAAATAAGAAAACCTATTTGTTATTCTGAAATGGTCAAATGGGTAAAACAAAATTATAATTTTTATCAATTACCAAACCTAGAAGGTGATGATGTAATTGGTATCTTAGCTACTCAACATTACAAAACTAATAACGTAATTATTAGTGGTGATAAAGATATGAGAACAATACCTACATGGCATTGTTTCTTAGGTGATGACCAAATTGAATATGTTGATGAAAAAGAAGCAGACAAGAATTTTTGCCTACAGGTCTTAACAGGAGACCAAGCTGATGGGTACAAAGGTTGTGTAGGTGTTGGTCACGTTAAGGCTAACAGACTTCTACATGATAAATTCACTATTAATGATATGTGGGATACAGTCATTAAAGAGTATGAACGTAATAAGATGTCTTTTGAAGACGCTTATCATCAAGCAAGACTGGCAAGAATATTAAGAAAAGGCGAATACGATTTCGCTACAAGTAAACCAATATTATGGAGTTTCCAATATGAACACTACAGAGATACTAGACAAGGCAAAAAAGCTAGTTAGTGGAGACCGCCACAAAAAGCATGGTGATAAAATTGTTAATCACGAAAACATTGCTAGATTGTGGTCGAGTTATCTACAAAACAAAACACAGCTAAACATTAATCTAAAAGCAGAAGATGTAGCAAACCTGATGATATTGCTGAAGGTAGCAAGGTCACAAGCAGGTGAACACAATATAGACGACTACATTGATACCTGTGGGTACGCTTCTATTGCAGGTGAGATTGCAGAGAAGCGAACTGAAATAAGTGCCACTTTAGGAGAAAACAATGCCAAAAAACATAGAAACACCAATTCTTAGTGAAGAACTAATTGATTATTTGGATACGCTTTTTCCAGAAAAATGTGCTGACCTAAATCAAACTGAAAAAGAAATATTCTATCAATCTGGTCAAAGGTCAGTCGTTAAACACCTAATAGAAAAATATAAATTACAAAAGGAGACAGATTAATATGTGTTCATTTTCTAGACCAAGAATTGAGCCACCAAAACCTGAGCCTATTCCTGAAACGCCACCTATGGTGACAAATGCTACTACAACAAGAGATGCACCTAAACAAGCATCTTCATCTTCAGCAGTAAGTCAAAATACAGCTATGAAGAAAAGACGTGGTAGAGGAAGTTTAAGAATACCTTTAACTTCATCAGGTTTAAGTCAGAGTGGTACTAACTTTCCAACTTCTTAATAATGGAAAAATATAATCTAGATACAGCTACAGTCGCTTTAGATAAATCTTTAGTCGAAAGTCAGTACACAAAGATGGAAGTAGACAGAGAGCAGTATTTAGAGAGAGCAAGAGAAGTTAGTAAATTAACTATTCCTCATTTGTTTCCACCAAAAGGTGCTAACGAAGCAACTGAATATCCAACACCATATCAAAGTGTAGGTTCAAGAGGTGTCACAAACTTAGCTAGTAAATTAATGTTAGCTTTGTTTCCACCACAAGCACCATTCTTTAGAATGGACGTTGATGAATTAGTCTATAAACAAATAGAAGGTGACCCACAACAAAAAGCTACAATTGAACAAGGTTTAGCTAAAATAGAAAAAGCTGTCATGGACAGTATTGAAAGTAATAATGACAGGGTTGCTGTTTACGAAGCATTAAAACATTTAATTGTTTCAGGTAATGTCTTATTAAAAATGACAGAAGATGGATTGAGAACATATCCATTAAGTAGTTATGTAGTTAAAAGAGACCCACAAGGAAAAATATTAAAAATTATTATTAAAGAAGGTATCTCTCCTAATACTTTATCAGAAAAATTAAGAAGAAGCATAGGTGATAAACTTAATGAAGAAACTAAATCATTAAATTTATTTACTTGTGTAGTTAGAGAAAAGAAAAGATTTTATGTTCATCAAGAAATAGCTAAACAAAAAGTTTTTGAAAAATTTTACGACTTAGACAAACTTCCATTCATAGCACTTCGCTTCAATAGAATTGATGGTATGAATTATGGGAGAGGTCATTGTGAAACTTTTGAAGGAGACTTAAGAAGTTTAGAAGGTTTGACTAGAGCAATCTTAGAGGGCAGTAGTGCGTCTTCTAAGATGCTTTTTATGATTTCACCCAATGGTTCTACAAGAGCATCAAGCATAGCTAAAGCACCTAATGGTGCAATTATTGAAGGTAATGCACAAGATGTTTCTGTATTACAGGCTAATAAATTTGCTGATTTTAGAGTTGGCTATGAAATGATGGGTAGAATAGAGCAAAGATTACAGTTTGCTTTTCTACTAAATGCTTCTGTTCAAAGACAAGCAGAAAGAGTTACAGCTACAGAAGTTCAATTAATAGCTAATGAATTAAATGATGCACTAGGTGGTGTATACGGAATATTAACAACAGAATTTCAGTTGCCTTACATAAACACAAAGTTAGATATGTTAAGACAACAGAAACTACTTCCTGACTTACCTAAAGAATTAGTCAAAACTAAAATTATAGTAGGAATGGAAGCACTTGGCAGAGCATCAGATAGATTGCGATTATTACAATTCATGTCTGACCTGTCCAACACACTCGGTGCTGAAACTTTAGCACGATATATAAATCTTGATGATGCTATTAAGAAATTTGCAGTAGCAAATGGAATAGACACAGGTGGTCTAATCAAATCATCAGAACAAATCCAACAAGAAACCCAACAAGCACAACAGCAACAGTTTGCACAACAAGCGTTGGCAGACCCAAGAGTAGCGATTGAAGCAGGAAAAACTTTAGCTAATTCTGGTGCAAGTGTAGGTGCTAATGGGGAACTCGAAATACCACAGGAGTAAAATATGAGTACAGAAAAACAAGAACTTTCTTTAGATACACAAAATCCATCTTTAGAAGAACAAGCTAGTAAACAACCTGAAGCACAGGCAGTAGTAGCCAATGATGAAACAAGAGTTTCAGTTAGCGAAGCTGATAATACAACAAGGTCTACTGAAGAAGTAAGACCTGATTGGTTGCCTGAAAAATTTAAAAATGCTGAAGATTTAGCTAAAGCATATTCTGAATTAGAAAAGAAACAATCTGAACCAGTAGAACAACCTGCTGAAGATAGAACTTATGAAAATGAAACTACACCACAACCAATGGATAAGTTTTATTCAGAGTACCAAGACAATGGTTCATTATCAGAACAATCTTATGAAGAATTAAATAAGATGGGTTTAGATAAAAATTTAGTTGATGGCTACATCGCTGGACAAGAAGCTATTGCAAACAATGATGTTCAAATTGTTCACAATACAGTAGGTGGTGCAGACAATTATAATAAATTAATTGATTATGCTAAAACAAATTTAAGTGAAGCAGAACAAAATGCTTTTAATGATACTTTAGAAACAGGAAGTATTGAACAAGTTAAATTTGCAGTACAAGGTATAGCATCAAGAGCAGGTATCAATTCTGAACAACCACAATCAATGATTAATGGTGACAGTATAGAAACTGCATCAGATATATTTGAAAGTTCTGCACAAGTCATTGAAGCAATGAATGACCCAAGATATGCAAAAGACCCTGCATTTAGAAAATCAGTAGAAGATAAAATAGCGAGGTCTACAGCTATATAATGGCGACAAGAGATTATAAGTCTGAATACCAGAATTATCATTCTCAACCACTTCAAAAGAAAAACAGAGCAAAACGAAATTTAGCTAGAAGAATTATGAAACGTAAATTGGGCAATGCTATCAATGGTAGAGATATTCACCACGCAGATGGCAACCCAAACAACAATAGTTCTTCTAATTTAAAAGTAGTGTCAAAAAGGTTTAACAGGTCAAGAAATGCTTAATTTTATATTACCTATATTAAAAAATCCATTAACTAGAATGATTGGTCAAAAAGTAATTGGCGGTATTCAGCACAAAATGGAAAAGGACAAAATTATCAAAGCCAAAGAAATTGAAGCTATAAAGACAGTAAATGTAGAGCAAGTACGAGCAAGTACAACGTCATGGAAAGACGAATATTTAGTCGTAATTTTTGGATTAGTTTTCGTGGCAAATTTCGTACCACACTTACAAGACTATATGGAAAGAGGTTGGGCAATTCTCAATCAAGCTGACCCACTCTTTTGGTACGCGATGTTAGCTTTAATATCAGGAAGTTTCGGTATGAATTTAACTAACAAACTAAAAGGAAAAAAATAATGTCATTATATAGAAACATTAATCGTAGAAAAAAGTTAGGTATTAGTAGAAGCAAAAAGAAATCTACTATTTCTAAAAAGAACTACGACAACATGAAAAAAGGTTTTCCTAAGAAAGCCTAATGTCTTTATCTAAGTTAGCAGTAGACAAACTTAAAAAACATAAAAAACATCACTCAAAGAAGCACATGGATTTTATGAAAAAGAAAATGTCTAAAGATGGAATGTCATTTTCCAAAGCACATAGAGAAGCATTAAAAATTAAAGGTGTTTAGTGGCAAAGAAGAAAAACAATCTTCTCAATGCTGTTGAACATGAGACAAGAGCAAAGTTTAAGAAAACAAGTATAGGCAGACGACCAAGTACTGCAATGATGAATAAGAAAAAAACTTTTAAGAAATATGTCGGACAAGGAAAATAAACCTTTAAATAAAATTATTAGAGATAATACAGGTTCGAAAAAGTTTAAAGTATTCGTCAAAGACCAATCTACAGGTAATATAAAGACTGTTAGATTTGGCGACCCAAATATGAAAATTAAGAAAAATTCTGATGCAAACAGAAAAAGTTTTATGGCACGTCATGGTGCAATTCTTAAAAAAGTAAAAGGACAGAAAAATTTATCACCTGTCTATTGGGCGTTGAGGTCTTGGAAACTTGGAACAAAAATTAGCTAAGAAGTGCAAGTGCAAGAAATGTAAATGCAAAAAATCTAAAAAGAAAATTACAGAAAAAGAATTTTGGAAGTTTATGTCTAAAAGATTTTATAAGTAGTACCATCTCTCATAAGAGAGGTGCTAACCAAATTCAAAACAGAATAGCCACTTACGAGTGATAACTTTCTCATTATGAAAAGTAGTTTGTTTAACACTAACCAAACATATTTAAGGAGAAAATAATATGTCAAATGCAACTATATCAAGCATTGGTCAGGTTAACTCAGCAGGAACAGCAGATGCACTCTTTCTGAAAGTATTTTCAAACGAAGTACTTACTCAGTTCATAAGAGAAAACCAAATGCTAGGAATGTCAACTGTTAGAACTTTAAATCAAGGTGCTAAGAGTTCAGCTTTCCCTGTGACTGGCTTTGTGAACGCAAGTTATCACACAGCAGGTAATGAGATTACTGGTCAAGCTATTAAACACAACGAAAAAGTAATCACATTAGACGATATGCTATTAGCAGATGTCTTTGTAGCTGAAGTCGAGGAATTGAAATCAGCTTACGATGTGAGAGCAGAGTACAGCAGACAGATGGGTTCTGCACTTGCGAACAAGGTAGATAAACATTTATTATCTTTAGCTATCTTAGCTTCTAGAGTGACTACACCTAATGTGACTGGTGGAAATGTTGGTGATGAAATCATCGATGCAGACTGCCACACTAACGCTACATCATTAATCGATAGTGTTTTTGAAGC